TTCTGTTCCAAAGAATACTAAGTGACGATCCGGTGTAGATACTAACATATGTCTTGATGCAGTTGGTGCACCAGATATAATAGTTGCTCTTGTCTCTGTTGCATTACTTGCACTAGAGTCCCATTCAAAACATGCACTATCATGAATCAAACAAATTGCTTTATCACCAAAGTTATCAATTGACCACATGCCAGGATCTAAAGCTAAACCTTCTTCAGTTTGTTCATTCCACGCACTATAATCTGTACCGTTAGTGACGGTAGCTCCATCACTATGAGAGGCAGCTGTAGTTCCTCTGGCTCCTCGAGTAACACCTGTTAAAGTATTACCACTGACACCAGTGTATTGTATCATTTCTGATCCAATTAAAACGAAGCTAGTTCCTGTAGACGGAAACTGCACCGCACTTGTTAAAACTATAGTTGTTGTACTAGCGTCTATTGCACCATTTAAAGTAGTCGTAACAGCTCCAGTGTCTTCACCACCATAAGAACCTAGTCCCCAACCATAACCTTTTTCTTGAACAGCTGTTCCTACAGGATAATAGTGCTGTACTCTAATTCCACCTGATGTTGTTGCCCCGGACCCTGATTCATTTGACGGCATTGTTATTGTTAGGGTCGTTCCACTAGGGACAGATGTTACCATAAATTTTTTATCATTAAAATCAGATGCTCCAAAATTAGAACCCGTTATTGTAGTAAAATTATCTAATAATATTATATCGTTTTTATTAATGTTATGTGCAGTAGAAAAAGTTATTGTAACAACTGCTGATCCATTAGTTGTGCTAAATGCGTTTGTAAGAGTAGTTGTACTTTTAATAGGGTGTATGTCATAGAAAACATCCCCAGAAAATGCGTATAATATTCTGTTTGTTCCTATTATAGCATATCGTCTACCAGCAGTGTTTACAAAGTGATGTAAACCTCTAGCAGCTCCTGTTAATTCATTTGAACCTGATCCACCTAATTGATTCCAACCACCTATTTTTTCAGGTATGCCATATCTAAATCGCACATTATCACAATTTATCCATTGACCTTCTGCTCCTGTAGCAGTTACTTGTTTATTAATACCTGGCTGAAATCCTATTTTTTGTAGCATATGACCCTTATAGCTGAAATTATTTTCTTAGCAATATTGATTAAAGTACCACATAATGGTATATTTCCAACCCATAAAGTATGAATTTATATAAAGAGCATAGTAATTTTTTATCAAAAGAAAGTAAAGATTTTATAGGTAACGTTGTGTTAGGCGATAATTTTCCTTTTTATCAGATACCTTCTTCAGGATCGTTAGGAAAACAAGTAAAAGATGGTTTGTTAAACCATTTAGTTTTACCTAGACCAGAAGACCGAAGTCTTACAGAAAATGTGACCTCTCAGTTCTATATGCCAACAGTTAAAATACTAGATGAGTTTTTAGCAGCAGTAAAAATTAAACCATATTTTTATTTAAGAATTGCTTACAATCTTACTTACAATAATGGCTTTGATAAAAGCGGTCCTCATACGGATCATGACTACGATCATAAACAGGTTATTATCTATCTTAATAACATAGAGGACAAAAACTCTAAGACTGTGTTACTAAAAAACAATAAAATACACAAAGAAATAAAACCAAAACAATATAAGGGCATGTGTTTTGGTAATTTAAAACACTACAATCATAATCCTAAAGTTGGAAAACGAGTCGTATTGATAGGTACATTTATATGATAGAAAGTTTTACATTACCCAATTACGGAATAATAAAAAGTAAATTACCTAGTAAATTATACTCTGCCTTATTAAAAGAATGTTTAAGTTATAAAAAAAATAATAAATTTATATCTGGATTAACTGAGCCCGGTGTAGCAAATCATTTTTATGTAAAACAAAATAAAGATAATATAAGTAATTTTATTTCTGAAATGGTAAACAAATATACTCAAGAGTATCCTAATTATCCTAAAAGCATAAAAATTTTAAACAACAATACCAGTGCAGTGTTTCAAGATCCATGGATTAACATACAAAAATACAACGAATATATCCCAGTGCATGACCATGATGGAATTTTTTCATATAACATATGGATGAAGCTACCTACTAAATCAATATTTGAATTTAATTACAGCACTGTTTTAGGCACCCAAACTATACAAAGATTTATTCTTGAAAAAGAAAGCGAAGGAACAGTAATATTGTTTCCATCTTTATTAAGGCATACCGTGTATCCTTTTAAAAAAACCAAAGAAGTTAGAATATCTATTGCGGGTAATATTCTTTTAAATGTAAAACAATGATAGAAATACAAGATAATTTTTTAAATAAGAAAGATTTTAATAAAATAGTAGAAGTATTTACACACAACAACACTCCTTTTTATTTACAAAAATCAATTATAGAATATCCAAAACCAGACAACTATGTTCAAATGTTTCATATCTTATATGAAAATAATATAAAAAGTTATTTATTTGATTTAATAAAACCATTAATTGATAAATTAAAAATTAAAAAATTATTTAAATGTAAAATTAATCTTTTATTTAGAACAGATAATATTGTAGAACATGGTTATCATATAGATTTTACAAAAAAACCTAAAGACCTATATACTTCAATATTGTATTTAAATACCAACAATGGATATACCAAATTTAAAAAAGGTATTACTGTAAATAGTTTAGAAAATAGATTAGTTAAATTTCCTAATGAAATTGAACATACTGGATCTACTAATAATTGCTCAGAGCCTTATAGATTAGTATTAAATATAAATTACACGTTATGAAAATAAATAATATTTACTGGTACTTTAAAGGTGTTTTATCCAAAAGATTTTGTGAAGAATTAATTCAGTATGGAAAACAAAAAGAAGATCAAATAGCACTCACAGGTGGTCTTCCTGATGTAGAAGATTTATCTAAAAAACAATTAAAAGATTTAAAGAAAAAAAGAGATTCTAATATTGTTTGGATGGGTGAGCATTGGATATTTAAAGAAATACTTCCCTACGTTAATTTAGCAAACAAAAATGCAGGTTGGAATTTTGATTGGGATTATAGTGAAGATTGTCAGTTTACTAAATATACAAAAGGTCAGTTTTACAATTGGCATCAAGATTCATTTGATAAACCTTTTAATGATCCAAACAAGCTAATGCTTCATAATAAAATAAGAAAGTTATCTGTAACTTGTTCTTTGTCTGATCCTAGCACTTATAGCGGTGGTGAATTAGAGTTTTATGAAGGAAGCCCTGAAAGAGCCAGTAAAAAAAACATGTTTAAATGTACAGAAATATCAGAGCAAGGTTCTATAGTTGTATTTCCATCTTTTATGTGGCACAGAGTTTGTCCAGTTACAGAAGGAACAAGGTATTCATTAGTAATCTGGAATTGCGGAAAGGAATTTAAATAATGTTTAGTATCTTTAGCTCTTACATATCTGTAGATTATTTTAAATTAAATGTAAAAAAATACAAAAAAGAAATTTTAAACCTTAAATTAAAAAATAATACAGTTACTAAAAGTAATTATGGAGGATGGCAAAGTGTTTCATTTGAAATAATTCCAGATAATTTTACAGACTTGTTTAATGAAATAAACAATAGAGTAAAAAAAATAGAAGAAAATTTAAGTCTTTCAAAAGAATTAAAATTTCACAATTGTTGGTATAATGTTAATGGTCTAGGTTCTTTTAATAGACCGCATGTTCATCCAGGCGCTGTTGTGTCTGGGGTATACTACATTTCAATTCCTAAAAATTCAGGGTCTATTGTTTTTGTAAATAATGACCTAAATGATTTTAATGATTTTTATGGTTCAGTTAATAAATATAATGAATACAATTCACCAAACTGGATTATAGAACCCAAAGAAAATACTTGTGTTTTATTTCCATCTTATTTAACACATTATGTTGAACCAAATTTAAATAAAAAAGAAAGGATAAGTATAAGTTTTAATTATGGCTTTTAAAAAGAATAAATACACAGTTATAAAAAGTGCTATATCAAAAGATCTAGCTTTGTTTATTTACAATTATTTCTTAATGAAAAGAAATGTAGCAGATATTTTATTTAAAGAAAAATATATATCACCTTTTGAAACAATGTTTGGAACTTGGTCAGACGAGCAAATACCTGGAACCTATTCCCATTATGCAGATATAGTTATGGAAACTTTGTTATTAAAATTAAATGATCTCATGAATAAAAAAACTAAATTAAAACTATATCCTAATTATTCATATGCAAGAATATATAAAAAAGGCGATGTTTTAAAAAGACATAAAGATAGATTTAGTTGTGAAATATCAACAACTTTGAATTTAGGTGGTGATGTTTGGCCTATTTATTTAGAACCATCTGGACAAGTAAATAAAAAAGGTAAAAAAATTATCTTAAATCCAGGTGACATGTTGATATATAGAGGGGTAGAGTTAGAACATTGGAGAGAACCTTTTGAAGGCACAGAATGTGCTCAAGTATTTTTGCATTACAATGATTCTGCAACTAAAGGTGCAGAAAAAAATATTTATGATAAAAGGATAACATTAGGTTTACCAAGTTATTTTAAAAGAAATGAATAAAAAATTATTATCAGAAATAGCATTTTATTACGGCACTGTAAAAATGCCTAAAGGATTTGAAATAAGAAAAGATGTGTTAGTAAAAAACGTATCTCTATCTCAATTATATATAGATGTTAACCATGATTTTAATAGAGAATTTGATAAACTTAGAACTTATATTTGTGATTATATGAGAGTAGATCACCAATATAATTTAATATTAAAAGATAACTGGGGAAATTATTTTGAAAGAAATGAAAAAACAAAACCACTACTTCAATTAGATCCTGTAGATTTAAAAAACTCTGCTGACTTTGTATGTTTGTATGGAGTTGAAACAGATGGCGACACCTGTGAAATCACTCTTCACTATGACGACAATAGAAGAAAAGGGAGAACCTGGATTTATAAATTAAAAACAAATAATTATATTATTTTTCCTAGTACACAACTATATTGTATAGACAATAAAAATAATAGACATTTAAATTACGTAGAAACTTTAACTTTTCAATATATTTAAATGAAAGTTATTGATAATTTTTTACCTTTAGAAGATTTTAAAAAAATAGAAGAACTAATGACTTCTAATACTTTTCCATATTATTTTTCTAATGGAGTAGCTGAAGACGTAGAAGAAGATATAAAAATGTTTTACTTTACACATTTCTTTTATGTTAAAAATGCACCAACAAGTGATTATTACAACTTATTAGTAAAAACTTTATTATCTAAATTAAATATTTTTGCTTTAATAAGAGTAAAAGGAAATTGTTACACAAGATCAGATAAAAAAGTAAAACATAATGCACATGTTGATTTTAAAGAAAAAATTAATTTTAAAACAAAAGGATTAATTTATTCTATTAATACTTGTAATGGTTCTACTATATTAAATAATGGTAAAGAAATTAAATCAGTTGCAAATAGAGCTTTATTCTTTGATCCAATGAAACCTCATTGTAGTACAAATTGTACTGACCAAAAAGCAAGATTTAATATTAATATTAATTATATTTAATTATTGAGTCCAAATATACCAGGGCATTCCAAACACATCTTCAGGAACTGCCGGTGAATCTTCTAATCCTGCATCAGCATAAGAAGATAAATCCCATGCTGTAGTATCTTCATTCCATACATAATAATGAGTTAATGCATTATAGGTATCGTGAGCTGGTTGATCTCCAATTGGAGACTGCCATCTTGCATCTGTTTCGTTTAATACCCACGATGCATAAGGTTTTGGAGGCATAAAAATATTTTTTTCTGGCATCCATGTATAACCTATGTTTGCACCATTACCTCTAAACGCTCTGGTGTGATCACCAGAAAGATGTTTATTTTTTTTAGTAGCTCCTGAGGATTGAATCCATTGATTAGCTGGCCAATTATTATGTTGTTCTAAATGAGCTTGACCTAATGATTCTTGTTCTACTCCATTTTCATCTGTAATAATATCATTATCTAAATGAAGTACTCCTAGTACTATATTGTTTTCATCTATTTTTGCAAAATTAGCCATGTTACGCTACCTTATACCTTATAATTACCACACCAGAACCGCCCGTTCCTTGGCCAGCTCCGCCGCCTGTTCCGTCTGTACCATTTCCAGGAGGAGTACCATAGTTACCTCCGCCGCCGATTCCTCCTGTAGTATTTCCACCTCCAGAAATTCCACCGCCAGCTGCTCCACCAGCAAAATATTTTAAAGCTCCATCTGGTCCCGGTACTCCTGCAGCAGGGTTAATAGCTGTACCTACACCAGCTCCTGCAACTGAGTTTCCA